CGGTCTGAGCCACTACTTTTTCCTATTACAAATCTAATTTTGAGTTTTCAACATAGGTTAAACTGTGTTTGTTACAGAAGTCCTTTATTTTTTTTGAGCCGCCGTACACACAGAAGTTTGGATTTTCAAGTCCTGAAATATCCTTCGCAATTTGTAGTTCCTGCTCGAGCGCTTTTATGCGATTGTCATAACCACGAGTGAAAAAAGCATTGTAACCTTTTGGCACTCCCATGATGTTGTACTTCTGGAATTTCTCCGTAACATTCAGATCCACGAAGACATCAATTCCGAAATCCTGTAACATTCTGGCAATCCAGCGTTTTTTGTAGATAAGGAAAATACCGTAGCCGATTGGTGTGGTTTCGTAAAGTGAGCAGTTTGGTTCCACGATTGCCTGAACGCCTGAATTGATAATTTTTGTCGGATCATTCCAGATTGCATTAAAGCGGTAATCATCCACGTAGAAGTGGTAAGTTCCGACGCCGGTCTTAGTTCTAGCATCAGCTCCGTAAGGTTTCAGCGGTAAGTGCAGGTAAACATTTTCTTTCGACATCTTCAGTACCGGAATATCAAACTGGTTATCTGAAGCGAAAAGACAATCAGGAACCCATTCTACTTTTTCCGGTTCATCTTCATCATCCGATTCGTCCACCTGATCAGAGACATCCTCTTCCGGTTGCGGAATATACATTCCCCATTCTTCGAGTTCGGCGGCATCCCATTCATTTGCGATTGCCTCAAAATCCCAATCTCCATTCGAAATATTGTCACGAATAATAATTTCCCGCTCACGCGCTTCCGTTAAATTTTCGAGCAGATACGTAGGAACCTCTTTCATTTTGAGGTACTTTGCTGCTTCATACCTCTGATTTCCGGCAATAATCACTAATGCGCCAGTTCTATCAGATAAGATCAAAGGCCTAGCTTCAAAATAATCTGGATTATCTTGGATAGATTTACATAAAATCTCAAAATCACGATTTCTAATTGTTCGTGGATTATTCGGGAGCTTATGTAGTTCTGATATCTTTCTGTACTTCATATTTTAAAGCTTTAGACCCGTACGTATCTGTTTTATAGTGACATTGAACTCGGCGTTTTTAAATATTATTTAATGCTGCAAAGTTTCCGTGATATAATCTTGCAGCATTATTGTATGCTGTTGCAGCATCTAATTCTGAATCAAATAACCCTAAATATTTCACTTTTCCATTGACTTTTATTTGAGAATACCATTTGTTTCTTGATGATTTCCACGACACACCTTTAAATTTTGAAGTTCCTTTTTGCTTTCCAACATTTTTGGCGTTTTCAGAAATGTTGCATAATCTTAAATTTTCTCGTCTATTATCTAACCTATTTCTGTTAATATGATCAACGACTTTATTTGGTTCAATTTTACTTTTTAAAATTCGTTCCATAATAAGTCTGTGAACCTTTACACTTCCGGATGTCAGTCTTTTTAGGAAACTTACACTTTCCACTTTCTTTCAAGTTGTCAGAAAGGTGTATAACGGCTAACTTTCAATCCCGATTTTTTTAAAAGCCGCAGGAAAATACAAACACAAAACCTGCGGCACTTCCATGATAAAAAAAACTATTACACGGTGCTAATTTATGCAAAAAAGTTTGATAGTAGAACTTTTTTAATCAAAATTTTTTAACCCCGAATTCTGTTGTAGTCAGATAGTTATCAATGATCTCGATAAATTCTGCAACGGACCGGAAAATGACATATTTGGCGCCCAATTTTTCAACCGCTTTCTGCCAGTTTTTTTGTAGGTCCGTTTGCCTTCCTTTCTCTGTTTTGCATTCGAGGGCTAAAAATGCATGCTCACCGTTCGGTAGAAGGAGCAGCAAATCAGCCACGCCGGAGACAATACCTTCGGCTTTCATAATTTTAGCCTCGGCTAATGTTCTTTTACCCCCATTTGGAACCGAGAAGAATACTTCATTAAGTTTTGGGTATTGCGCCCGGAAGTAGCGTACCGCCGCAATTTGAATTTTACTTTCTAGGTGTTTCATTGAAAAAATATTTGTAATCGTGGTACATTTTTCGGAAATGGTCATGATATTTGTAGCAACTTTCGAAACTTCGGATGTAGTACCCAACGTTATCGCGCTTAATTCCTGTCAATCGCGCAATATCGGATTTGCGAATGTCAAGTTTACTGATCTCTATGCAGACAATTACGCGGCAAAAGAACAGTTTTTGAGACCTGTTCCGGCTGAATAGCCGCTCTCTCGTTACGCCGAATTTCTTTGATAAAATCAATAATTGGACGTTCAATATTTCTTCTGCGATCTGAATATTGATCGGTTTTGTTGGCTCTGTTTTTCGCATAAATTTCTTTAAAACTTTCAATAGCTGAATTCTTCGTCTTCATCAATTTTTCCTTCATTTTTCCCAAACGCATCTTCTAACGTAGCGAATGGTACTGGGTTATTGTATCCATCTGAAAAATCAGTGTTTATATCATAAAATTTGGAGAAGTCTCCACGGAATTTTAATCGTTCTTCAAATACGCCTCCTCCACGGAATTTTGCGTAAATTACTTCCACTTCGTTTTTTGTGGGCAAATCATTTTCGCCATCCCATTCTCTGTCCCATTCGGCAATTTTGTAATATTCCGGGCGGTAAAGAAATGCAACAATATCCGCATCCTGTTCAATAGCCCCTGATTCCCGTAGGTCTGAAAGCTGCGGCCGTTTACCTGGTCTCTGCTCTACGGCTCTAGAAAGTTGAGAAAGGACAATCACGGGAATATCAAGCTCTTTGGCCAGTTGCTTCATTTTTCGGGAAATAGTAGAAATGATTTGCTCTCGGTTAAGTCCTTTTGCGTTATACTCAATCAGTTGCAGGTAATCCACAACAATGATTTTCACGCCTTTTTCCTTCTTCATGATTCGTGATTTTGCCATGATTTGATTCAGATCAAAAACATTGTCCACAATGAAAAACGGAAGCTTATCGAAAGTATTCGTTTCGTACAATTTTTGAAAATCCATTTCTCCGAGTGTACGGTCTCTCAATGCGTTACCAGCTATTTCCGTTTCGTTAGAAACCATCTTTTGGTGCAATTCGGACGCACTCATTTCCAGCGAAAAGAATCCTACTGGTTCGCCACGTTTTGCCATATCAAAAACATCATCCAGCACGTATGTGGTTTTTCCCATTGCAGGCCTTGCAGCTACAATAACCAGATTCCCGTTTCGGTATCCAGACATCCTTTTTTCAATACTCCGATGCTTGGAAGGAATTCCGGGTATTATTTTCTGCTGCTGCTGTGCAATCAGCTGTTTGTGAAGTTCAAGAGCGGAAGGGGTATCTCTCTGCCGGGCAATTATTTCTTCAATTTCATTGATATTTTCAACATGATTATCAATTTCTTTCAATACATCAACATCCTCATTTCTTATTTTGTTAATCATTGACTGGCAGACATTTATCATCTGTCTGGCAAGGTATTTTTCAAGAACGACAAACAAATGATAGTCGAGATTAGCGGAAGAACTCACACCCATCGAAAGATCGATGATGTAATTATCCCCTCCTGCTTCTTGCAGTTTGTTTTCTCTTTTCAGTTGCTGTATAACCGTCATGAGATCAACCGGAAAGTTTCCATCATGCAATGTTAAAATTGCTTTGTAAATCAAACTGTTTTTAGGGTCAAAAAATACAGAATCATCATTCGGAAGTCGTTTGACAACGGTATTTATTGCATTTTTATCAAGCATCAATGTGCCCAGCACAAGTTTTTCAAAATCTACGGCGCTAGGAGGTAATTTACCATCTGAAATAGCGAGTTCTTTAGCGTAATTTACGGTTTTCATGAGGGTTGTTTTTTGTTTTTAAAACTGATCCATTTTTTCATTCTGGTTTTTGTGTCCCACGCTGGAAATGACTGAAAAAGCATTTCCCCGGTGGCTGTCGGTTGGCTGTAATGGTCGAAAAACTCCTGAATTGTCAGCTTGCTTAGCGAAGGGACGGCTTTTGGAATCTCGTCAAAAAACTCTTTTTTCGTCCAATTTTTAAAACTGTTTATCGGTTTTTTAGGGTTTTTCGGTAGCCAGAATTCAAAATTTTTAGCCATATCATGTGAATTTCTCCAGTTATCATCTCCCCACGACACCTTTTTTTCGATGAATTCATCAATTTTTAAATCAAGATCTTCGCTTGTTAGCGCGTTATTGATCTTCACTCGATCGATAAGTATCGGATTTTCCGTTTTCAAAATTTGTTTGAGGTCAGAAATTTTTGAAATTTCCGCGCTCACATCTACTACGTATTTTGATTCTTTTTCTAAAAGAATATCATTATCATTATCATTATCATGTTCGTTTTGCTTCGGCTTTGAAGCATTTGCTTCGTTTGCTTCGTTTTGCTTCGATGTCCTTGATTTTCCGCTATTTATGCCGCCTTTTTTTCCTGCTTCTGCTCTTTTCTGAATAACTTCTTCATATTTTTTCAGATCCTTTTTCATCACAGCTTTCATTTTTTGAGCGGCATATTGCAATAATCTATCTTCATTTTCCAGAGATGGATTTTCATCCGAAGCAAATTGAAGCAAATGCTTAATTAGCTTCCCCGCTTCAGCATCTGTTAGGAATTCAAAGTCTTGCTTCCAGTCTACGTACATGATGAAACTATGTTTGTTTTCTGCCATTTTCCAAGTAATTTGTAATTAAATTTTTAGCGTATACATCGGCTTCTGTCCACTTTTTCGCTTCGTATTCTTTGAAAATTTCCAAAGAAGGAATAGTTATTAAAAATTTTCCGTGGCAGTGGCCTATGTAATATTCAATATTTTGGTGAATAAACATCAGAAAGGCAAATCATCTTCTTCATCCTCAGCGAATGGATCGGTGTCGTTTTTCGCTGTTTTTAACCCTTCCGGCAATGGAGTTGCTTCCGTTGGTTCAGCTTCGTTTTTTGGCGCGTTTTCAGAGCCGTCAGCGCGTGTTATTTTCCATGCGGTTATCGAATTGAAATATTTCACTTCGCCCTGTGGATTAGTCCATTCGCGGCCACGAATATTGATGCCTACTTTTACCTTCGTTCCGTCTGGTACAAAGTCGATAATATCCACTTTGTCTCCCAGTAATTCGATATTAATCGGTTGCGGATACTGCTCGTCTGTAACGATCACAAATTCTCTTTTTTGAAACCCGGAAGCAAATGTTTGTATTCCGGTTCTTCGCTTTATTGTGCCAATAATTTCCATGCTATTTTTTTAAGTTTTTTTTGAATCTGTTTTTTGTAATTTCCCGGTTTGCAGCGTTGTCTTCAAAACTCACTCATTTTTTCAGGAAAACGACCGGGCGGTTTAATGCTTTCGCTTTGTCGAGTGCTGCAATAGCTTTTTCTCTTTCTTTTTTTCTGTTGATGGAGCTGGCTGGACCTGCGGCAGATAATTCGTTTGTTTGCGGTTTTATCATTGTATTTTTGTGCTTAATATTTTTTTTATTTCACTTTGTTGCCAAAAGAAATGTAAGGAGGTTTTTAAAATGTTATCAGCTTCTACATCTTCAATTATATCCCCATCCATTGTCAGAATGGATGAATAGATGTATTTTTCGTTTTTGAAACCTACTGAAAGAGATCTGTTTAATTCCGGGTATTCTTTTTCAAAAAAGTAAAAATTACTTCCAGTTTCTCTCATTTCAACTTCATCATCAACATCATACCTTTCAAATCCCGCCTGTATTAATTGTTTTTCTGTAATCATTTTTTAAAAAGGATTTTTACTTAGGTTTATTTCCATTCCTTTGTCGGCAACGTAAGTTGTTTTGCCAAAGGCTTTTTCAATGTCGTTTTGGAACTCTCGTGCATTACTGTTCCCATCCGATAGGTGAATCAAAATAATATTCCGGGTTTTGCTCAGATCGTTGGCTGATAAAGCATCTTTGCAGGTATTAAAGCTCATGTGCGATTCCAACAGCCTGGCTCTTCGTTTTGGATCCAGATTACTTTTGTCCAGGATGTCTTTTCGGTAGTTGCACTCGATCATCCAGTGGTTCACATTAGGGAAGGTAAAAGGCAGAAAATAAGTATCTGTTGCAAAAACGATATTTCCAGCTTCTGGATGTTGGATGTAAAAACCTATAGGTTCGGCACAATCGTGCTTCAAATCAAAAGGAATCACGGTAAAACGTCCGATTTTCTTGGCTGTGTTGGCTTTGAGAATATTGTTGCTTTTTATGTTCTTGACTTCAAAAGTTCCGGTGGAAGCGTACACCGGAATCCTTTTGTTTATGAAGTCACCAATAAATTTGCAATGATCCCCGTGTTCGTGAGAGATTACCGCTCCCACCACTTTATTAAGATTAAATCCCAAAGCTTTTTGAACTTCTGAGAACTTAATCCCACACTCCAGAATCAACGCTTCTTTTTCGTTCTGGATGATGTAGCAGTTTCCTGCACTGTTGGATCCTAATATTGATAGTTTCATAGATTATTAGAAACTTGGTTTATTACTCACTTTGCTCTCTTCTTTCGGGAAGGCAATTTCAGCGGATGCTGTAGGGATTTTTTCTTTTTGCGTTTCTTCACTTACTTCGGCAGGAACTTCAAACGCTGTTTTATTAGCTTCGTTTTGGATTTCGTGAGCTACTTTTACCTCTGTATATTCAGCATCAATCGTGTTGCTTTGCTCTTCCTGAGTGTACATTGCTCCCAGCTGTGCCGGGAACGCTTCCCTGAGTGCCTGAACTTTCGCTACCTTGCCAATCATTGTGGATTTTTTCTCATTCCAGCTGGATTGCTTTTTATCGTACTCATCCAATGCTACCTTTGCCACAACCGGAAATTTTCTGTCTTTCCGGTAAACTTCTGCCCAGGCTCCAAGTAGCGTGTCTGTTTTGAGATGGAAATTACCTTCGATTTCAAGGATCTGATTTTCGCGCTGGATAATAAGACCACCTTTCAAACCATCATACTGGTCGTTCGCTTCGGCTCTTTTCATCAAGGCTTCTTTTGATACGATCATCTGCGCCGGTGTGGTGCCAAATTTGACCAGGTATGCTTCGTTCAAGAACGGATTCAGCTGGTTATACTTACAAATTGAGATAAACTGTACAAGATCCTGATCAGATACTTGTCCGTTTCCTTTTGTAAGGAAATCCCTAACGATCTGATAAGATAGTTTTACATCCTGACCTGCTACCTGATAAGTTACTGTTCCTTTGTCTTGCACCGCTGGTGCGTTGTTTTGTTCTTTTGTTGACATTTTTTAATATTTGAGGGTTAAAATTATATTACTGTAAGTTTTTTGCTGTTTGTAACGATCAGGTTAATAACCTGACTTTGAACCGGAAGGATGTCTGTGACGCTCTCGCGGCCATCAATGAAAATAGGTGCTGATACGCCGTTAAATTCTGAAAGTACATTGATAACATCCAGTCCGGCATTGATCTGTGAAGCGGTGTTGGCATCAGAATATGGTACACCGTCGATCAGCATTTCGCACGTTTCGGATTCGCCACCATTGAGTTGCTGGTTGAATAGCTTGAAGGTTACAAATTTGAATTTGCCATTAATCCTGCTTTCACATTCTTCTATCTTGGCGCGGTTGAAGGCATCTAGTGTTAACTCATCTTTTTCCAGATCAGCAATCTGCTGTGCCAGGTTTCGGCCGGTTTGATTAAGTTCTGCGATACGGTTGTCGATCCTATCAATCTGATCTTTGCCAGCGAGTTGTTTTTTTAAGCCGTCAATAACCTGTAACAGATCTTGTTTTTGAGCTTTTAATGCGCTGTTATCTGGTTTTTCTACTGATACCAGTTTCGTTTTCAGCTCGTCATTCATTTTCTGAATGGTGAGCCATTCAGGGATATTTGAACCGGTAATCTCGTGCGGTTTGGCATCATCGGCCGGATAGGCAAGGAGTTTGTTTTGCAGTTTTTGGAGTTCAGTCTCTTCGGCTTCAATATCTTTCTGAACGTTCGCTATTTCCAGATTGTGAGCCTCCATGTCGTTGTTTAGCTCTTTACCTTGCGTGTTGATGGTATTTATTTCCTCAACTTTCTTTTTGTTGAAAGCATAACGCGCGGCATCGGCATTCGCTTTATGAAGTTCTGCTGCTTTTGGACTGTCGCAAATGATGTTGAACACCGGGCAGGTTAGAACGCCTTCTTTTTCTGTGAAAGTGGAATCGTTTACCGTGTGCCATTTTTTGCGCAAGGAATCGAGAAGATTAGCGGTGTTTACTTTCTGTTTTTCCGTGAACTGAATCGACTGTTTCAAAGAAGAAATGCGCCTTTTTGTATCGGAAATTTGGTTTTCAATTTCGCGTTTTTCAGCTTTGATTTTAAAATCCTGATCCCTTCTGGTCTGGTTCGCATTGAATACGATATGAGCCTGCTTTACGGTGTTGGCATTGATCTCTTTTTGAATTTCCTGATTGGCTTCAAACTGTAAAGCAAATGCCCTGCTGGCATCTTCTATAGCGTTATCAATGTCGGAAACATCGCCATTCAATGCAGTTATTTTGGTTTCAATTTCAGTAAAATCTACACTTTCCGGCTTACTTCTTTCGGCTTCGTCAACTCGTGTCGGAATCGCTTCCAGATCGTCTTTCAGCTTTTTCTTTTTGGAGGCTATTTCTATTTTGTAGTCTGCCAGTTTTTTTCCGGAAAGTTTCTCCAAAATAGCTTCAAATTCGCGGTTCCCATGTGCTATCTCAGCATCGGTTACGGTGCCGGCCATCGTGAACAAAATATCTCTCTGGTTTTTCCAGTTAAGATTAGCAAAATACCGCGGATTGGTTAGTAATTTAAAAAGGCTTTCATCAATCAGTTCATTGATCTCGGCGGCATATTCCCCGGCCTTCCTCGGTACTTCATTGATGTAGTACAGCGTTTCGTGGCCTTTGAGTTCCGGCTCTATTGATCCTCTTTTTGTAACCCAGTTTTCTTTGAATACTCTTTTCAGGCTAAACTCTGTTCCATCAACCGAAAGCACTCCTTCAACTGTATGCTCCACTTTTTCTACATTGGCACCGCTGGAATCTAGTGTTTTGATATTGAAGTCTTTTCGGTCGTGCGAATCTTTGCCAAAAAGCAACCATGTGAAGGCATCAAAGATTGTTGTTTTACCGGATCCGTTGGGACCGGCAATATCGGTGCTATAGCTTTTAAAATCTACCTGACGGTTTTTTGTCCCTTTGAAGTAGTGAAGGTTAAGCGATTTTAGAAATACGTTTTTCATTTTGAGGGTTTTTAGATTGTTTGCTTTTTTTTATTTTCCGAGTGATTTTCAACTCATTCTGTTTATACAGTTCCAGACATTTCTCTGGATTGATTCCGAATGACCGGCCGACTTTCATCAGTCCGGCATCCAGATAACCGGTGTTTTTCACTTCCAGCGCTTTGTTGATACCGCAGTTCAGAAGCTTTGCCAGCCCTTTCAGACCGGTAACGGGTTCCGGCTCCGGCTTTGTGATCTCTTCTACCAGCACCCGGAGGTTCTGAATTTCTTCCAGAAGCATTCCCATGGCTTCCGGCAGATTGTTGTGTGTAATTTCCATGTTAATACCATTTGCCTTTAAAGAAATATTGTACTTTATACTTTCGTGTGTTTACCTCCATGTGTCGGATCTTCTGTCCGAAAAGCATTGCTAATAGTCTCATCATTTCAGGCTTTAAAAAAGTTGGTAAAATGCATCCATGATTCTCTGTAGTAGATTCTAAAGAATGCCGTAACGGTCATTGTTGCGCTAATTACTGCCAGCTGTGCGAGTGTCGCGTTACCGGAGAGTACAACCAGTGTCATTTGTATCGACAAAAGCACTGTGAGTAGGTTTTTATACGTTTTCATGCTATTGTTATTTTGAGGTGATGTATTCTTTTTGTGCCTGATATTTGTTTCTGTAAGATCTCCGAGTTATCATCGGGTTGTCATCCGCCATTATTCCGAGGCAAAGGATTATTACACCCAGATACTGGAAGTATGGAATCATTGTTTTGCTGATTCCCATCTTACGGACCATCCACCAGATAACTAACTCTGATTTGCTGTTTATTTCCAACTTATCATAAATCCTGTACGTGTGAGCTGACAGGGTTCCTTCGCTGATGCAAAGTTTGTCTGCTGCATCGCTTTTGCTTTTCGTGAAGGCCATGATTTCGGCAACTTCCGTTTCTCGAGGGGAGAGCTGGGCTTGGAGGTTCATGGCTATCTGCTGCTTGAGGATTTCCTAAACTCGATCACAGAATTTGCGACTTGGCGAGCTGCGTTGTTCGAGGTCACAGCACATTCCTCGTTACCGTATCGCCGATTCTTTTCGATATCATCCGTAGCTAAAGATTCAGCTAAAGAAATCGCAGCAAGTTCCACAGAGGACATTCTTTCGCGGATATTATCATCCTTTTTTAAATTTAACCTTTCACGGATTCCAGCTGCATCTTTTCCGTACAATGCTATATACATTGCGTTGGTGCATCTTCTGTAACCATCTCCCATAACACCGTGTTTTTTCAAAGTGCTGGTAAATTCGTTTCGGATTCCTTTAGCATGAAGCCTTTTTGTAATCCACTGAGGGGACATTCCGCGTTTTTCGTAATTGCGTATTCCTCGCTCAATTGCCAAGTCTGGATTCTTTTCTTCTTCAATTCTTTCAAAGAAAACTTCGTTTACAAGGATGTGAAGTTTTGGGTCAAGATATTTAGCGTATGCAAGCGCAATACTTTTGTGACCATAGGTCCCCTGATGCTTTCCTCCCCGCTTTGATTTTAGAAGTGCTTTTTTAGCACTTCCAAATGTCACTTCCAATGCCTCGATAAATTCTTGGGTTGATTCTTTTTCTTGCCAGTCCACAGGTCTTTTGTTTTTTGGAGACCCTGATAGCTTCCATAAGTCAGTCAATGAAAACATATCGTTTTCTACTCTCACATTACTAAGAATGTCTTTTTTGTTAATTTTTTGTAGTTCCATAATTTCAGCTCTATGCGATTACTTTAAAGTTTCTTAGTTTGTTTTTTCTCGCATCATCAACAGCTTTTGCTTCTTTGTAAGAGAAAAATCTTTTCCGACCTTCCAGAGCAACTTCTTCCAGCTCCGGCAGATACTTGCGATAGATTGTCATCACACTGACGCCAAATTTTTTTGACATCCCAGCAATTGTAATAACTTCCGTTTTTTGATCATTTTCCATTCTTTAATATTTTAGTATTATTAATGCTTGTTACATTTTAGTTATATTTGCTTTATAGTTTTGTTATAAAGCAAGATAATTAGTAATTGGTACTAATTAATAGAGCAAATTTATAATTTAAAGTTAATATAACAAAATAAATTAGAGCAAAATACTAATATATTACGTAAGTATCTGATATTCAGGTGTAAAAGTTTATGAGTGTCAAAGAGAGATTAAAGCAATATATCAAGTTCAAGGACTTGAAAACGAATGCGTTTGAAAAAGTGATAGGAGCCTCAAATGGTTTTGTAAACAGTATTAGGCAAAGTGTTGCGCCTGATAAATTAGAGCAAATAACGAAATATTATCAAGATCTGAATATTGAGTGGCTCTTGACTGGTGTAGGGGAAATGATCAAGATGGAAGGAAAATCATTTGATAAGAATTTTGCCGTAAATGAGGAAGGGAATGTTTATGAAGCGAAAAGCGTTTATGAATCTACAGAAGTAATAAAAAAAGGAATACCTTATTATAATGTAGATTTTGCAGGTGGATGGACAAGTGAAGAATTATTCATAGAACAAAGCCCCGATTTTTTTATATTTAATCCAGAGTTTGCAGGAGCAGAATTTGCATGCAATCTCATTGGTCCATCTATATCAAAAAGAATCCCAAGTGGTTCCATAATCGGATTAAAAAGGATAGAAGATTGGCAAACGTATTTTGTGCAAAATGACGTACATGGATTAATTATGAAAAATAATCTTAGAACAGTAAAGCTGCTTAAAAGAAGTAAAAAAGAAGGATATGTCACACTTATACCAGATCCGCTTCCCGAATATAATCATGTAGAATATGAACCGGAAGATGTTTCAATAGATTTTATTGATAAATTATTTCATGTCGTTGCATACGCTAAAATTGAACAAATAGCACAATAAATGTTTTTTCTTTTGTCTGAAATAGAGCAGTTAAACCTGGTGCAGTATATGACTGATGAAATTTGGCGTAAAATGCTGAAAGCTCGTTTCAATGGTTAA